CGTGAAAGAATACGCAACGATCTACTTCTGCGTCGAAATGCGACTTATGACGCATATGTTCGTGTGGCTAGAAGCCGTGCTGCTGCCTGTTTTGCTGGTTCACTTGTTGGATATTGCGTTTATCGTATGTGCCGCAACTACTTTAAGTGGCGCGAGGTTTTGACACCACAAGGAAACCTTTGTCCTACAGGTGGCAAGGATATTGTTGAAAGAACATCTGAAACTAACCCGTGGTCTCAGTTAGTACTCACAACGCCTGTTATGTCCGTAGAAAGTAAAACGACAATTGGAAAAGACTTGGCAGAAGTTGTCGCTCGCAATACTGTTTACTTAGAAACGGGAAAACAGTTTACGCGTGGATTTTTTGTGCGATCAAATGTTTTAGTCTTACCATGGCATTTTTGTGAGAAGTGTTGGGAACAGGGCGAGTTCGTTGCTAAGGTTTTTAGAGCTCCATTGAATACAACCACGCCGAACTTTAGGGTTACCATATCTGAAACTTATGCTGTTCGTATTCCTGATGTGGACTTTGCATTGGTGTGGTGTCCTAGTGGTGGTCTCTTTAAAGATCTTTCTCAGTATTTGATACGTGATGGTACTTGCACAGGTGAGGCCTTGTTTTTGCTGAAGCATAAGGATGGCTCTCATGATGTTTTTCCAACTAAGTGCGTGTTTCCTGGAGAGAAGGTCAGCCACACCAAATGTTCGAATATGACAGGGGTCCATTATGAACTTCCTTTTGTGACCAAACCTGGCATGTGTATGTCACCTGTCATAAGTGCTGGAAAAGGTTCTTGTCTATTGGGTTTTCATTTATGTGGTTCCGATCGGCTTGGTGGTGCAGCAAGTTTGTTTGCGAGCTCTTATCGATCAGCCGAGAGATTACTCTCCGAAATACCTGGGGTCAACATCTCACTCAGTGCAGNGCCATTACCCGAAACGCATATGGGTTCAAAGCTTATTGAGAGTCCGGATGTATCGCCTAAGTGCGCCACCCGATTTGTATCTCCTGATGCAACATTGGAAGTGTATGGTGCCACGTCCGGAGCTTCGACCCAATATTCAAATGTTGTTCGCACTGTTATTTCTCCGCTTGTTACAGAAGTGATGGGCGTTGAGTGCAAATGGGGAAAACCTCCGAAGAAGTTGCCAGATGGTACCAAATTGTATCCATACCAGGTCGGGCTTGATGTATTAGCTCACCCCTCACTGTCGATGGGCACAGAACTTGCTACCGCTGTTGAATCTTATTTACACACTGTCCTACTTAATTCTGTACTAATGAATGAGTGCAAAGAGATGACGCCACTTGATCTATTTACCACTATTAATGGTAGACAAGGCGACAAATTCTTGGATGGTATGAAGTTATCAACGTCCGCTGGATGGCCCTTC